CGCGGAACTATATTTCTTCGTCAACTTTCATCAATCTGCCGAATGCCACCAGGACCAAATATGATGAGTTCATTAATGAGAACAGTCTAATGGTTATGGATGGCACAATTCTGAACATCATGGATGTCTATGATGATCTGGAGCGGTATATTGAGGAGAATAAGTACGATGTGCGGTGTGTTGGTTACGACCCGTACTATGCCAAAGAATTCATAGAACGTTGGGCAATGGAGAATGGACCTTTTGGTATTGTTAAGGTTATTCAGGGATCCAGGACAGAGAGTGTTCCGCTGGGTGAAATCAAGCATCTGGCAGAAGATCGGATGCTGATCTTCGACCAGGAGATGATGACCTTTACCATGGGCAACTGTATCACATTGACCGACACAAATGGTAACCGGAAATTGTACAAAAAGCGGAATGATCAGAAGATCGACAGTGTTGCCGCACTGATGGATGCTCTTGTTGCTTACAAGATGCATCGGGACGCTTTTGAGTAAAATAAGGAGGCCAGTGATATGCCTCAGTATTATGGTGTAGCACGCTCCTCAGAATACTTAGCCCACTATGGCGTTAAAGGTATGAAGTGGGGAGTTAGAAGAGCTTTGGAACGAGGCAGTGACAGAGCTCTTCGCAGACAGCGTATTAAAGCTGAAAGAAAGCTTAATAAGCTTATGAAACTCGGTACTAACAAAGATAAGTACAAGAAGCGCGCAATTGCTTATGGTCTTGGAGCTGCTAAACTTGGCGGTTTGGCTGCAGCTGGAACACAAGGCGTAGGTAATGCGGTTGGTTATCTTGTTAGTAGACCTGCCAAGTATAGATCTTTAGCATCAAATGCGATGGCACAGCTGGCAAGAACAAATTTGTTTAAAGGAACTGCTAATGCTGATGCTTTAAATAAACTTGCTATAAAGACAGCATCCGGAGCATCAAAATATAATTTGGCCAGTGCAAAAGCTGAAAATGCAATTCAGAATTGGGGCAAAAAAGCATTAAAGAATAAAGCCACTTCTGAACTTGTCAGCAATGTTCCCGTTTATAAAAACGGAAAAAGAGTAGGCTGGACCAGTCAAATTATTACTACAACAGCTCCTGACAATTCCAGCATTTTAGGAAAAATCAATCGTGACCAAGTAGCTCGCAGTGTTGCTGCTTTAGGTGCTGCCGGACTTGGTGTTGCTGCCGCACGAAATGCTTACCGTGCCAAGACTGCTGACCGGAATATTATCAAAGCGGCCAAGTGGAAGGCCGAAATGGATCGAACTTTTGCCGGAACTAAATATGCGAATGGCGTGCCAGCAAAGAAGCGCCGTCGTGCCCGTGGATAAACGGGGGGGGTAATCAAAATGAGTTCATATTATGGAGTAACCCGCTCCTCTGAATATCTAGCCCACTATGGTATTAGAGGCATGAAGTGGGGCGTTAGAAAAGCGTTAGCCAAAGGTAACATGAAGAGACTAGCCGATTATTATCAAAGATCTCTTATAAAGAATGCTGATTTAAAAGAGAAGACGAGTAAAAGAGGTCAAAAAGATCTGGCAAAATCTCGTGCTATTGGTGGTGCAACGTTGCTAGGCGCTGGTGCTATAGGTGGTTTAGCATCTAAGAAAACTAAAAATGGTGCATTGGCAGGTTATAGCGCAATTGCCGGTCTTGGTGGATTAGCTGCATTAGGATCAAGCGCGGCATCTGCGTATAGAACAACTAATCGTGGAAATAAACGTGCCGTTGCTAAATATAATCGTTTTAATTCTGAAATGAAGAAGACATTTACAAAGCAAATGCGCAAAAAGATCAACAATTATATTCAGAAGAATCCTGAATATGATTGGTTTGATGGACGTCGTTTTAAGCGCGGCTAATAAAACAGGAGGTCATAAAGATGACTACTAATGAAGGATATTATGGGGTAACTCGGACAGATGAGTACCTTGCCCATTATGGAATTAAGGGCATGAAGTGGGGTGTGCGTAAGGCCATTGAGAGTGGTAACTCTGCGAGGCTTGGTCGTCAGTATCGAAAAGCTCAGAAGAAGCTGGCCAAGCTTGAGGCCCGGGCCAACAACGGTAAGAAGTATGCCAAGCGGGCTGCTGCTCTTGGTGCTGGTGCTGCAGCTGCTGGCGGACTGGCTGCTGTAGGCACTGGTGGAGTAGCAAGTGGTGTCAGAGCTGCTGGTCGTATTGGTTCCAGCGCAATGATGAAAGGATCTCGAGGATTGAAGGCTGCTGGCCAAGGTGTACATGCATTAGCTGATCATGTTAGCAATAAGCGGCTTCGTACAGCCATGCGCACGGCTAGTCGTGGAATGACTGCTGCCGGTGAAAGAATGCAGTCTAACACATTTAAAGTTGGGCTTGGTGCAACTAAAGCGGCTGCTAATGTCGAAAAATGGGGAAATCAGACGCACAATCTTGCTAATACAGCAGGGCATCTTGGTAGGCAGAACAACATTGGTCTGCTGAAGAAAGTAAGCCATGATAAAAACCTTAGAGCAGTTTCTAACAACACTCTGGCCAGAGTTGGTGCCGGAGCTGCTGCGGCTGGTCTTGGTGCTGGCGCTGCTTATAATGCTTATCGTGCTGCTACTACCAAGCGTGCTGCCAAGAAGGCTGCCCAGTTCCGTTCTGAAATGAATAAAGCTTTCGCTGGGACACAGTATGGTAAAAAGCCTCGTCAGGGTAAGCATCGTCGTGGCTAATTAAATCAAAATGGAAATCAATAGTGTGAGGTGACGCTATGGCCTCATTTGGACAACGGCTCCAGCATGCCTGGAATGCCTTTCGGAATAACCGGGATCCCACGGAGGGAATTTTACAGCCGGCTTTGCAGGGTTATGCCAGCTTTAATCGGCCAGATCGTCCAAGAATGACACGCGGCAATGAACGATCTATTGTTACGGCAATTTACAACCGTATTGCAGTGGACGTTGCAGCTGTAAAGATCAAACATGTACGAATTGACGAAAACGAACGGTATCAGGAGACTATTCAGTCCGGATTAAATAACTGCCTGACTCTGGATGCGAATACGGATCAAACAGGACGCCAGTTTATTCAGGATGTTGTTATCAGCATGTTTGACGAAGGCTGTGTAGCCATCGTGCCGACAGATACAGATATCAATCCTCGGATTACTGGCGGATATGATATTCTGAGCATGAGGACGGCGAAGGTCGTACAGTGGTATCCGAACGACGTGAAGGTTCGGCTTTATAATGAGCAGAAAGGGCTTCATGAAGAGATTATTCTGCCTAAAAAGACAGTTGCAATCATCGAGAATCCTTTCTACGCAGTAATGAACGAACCAAGTTCGACTCTGCAGCGATTGATCCGAAAGCTTATTCTGAAGGACCAGATCGATGAGAACACTGGATCAGACCGTCTTAATATGATCGTGCAGCTCCCCTACTCCGTTAAGACGGATGGCCGTATGCTTGAGGCTGAAAAGCGCATCAAACGGCTTGAGGAGCAGCTAAAGAACAATAAATACGGAATTGCCTATTCCGACGTAACTGAAAAGATTACTCAGCTCAACAGACCGCTTGAGAATGATCTGCTGCAGCAGATTCAGACGCTGAAGGCGGATCTTTACAGTTATCTCGGGATCACAGAAGAAATCATAAACGGTACGGCAGATGAGAAGGTTATGCTGAACTATTATAACCGGACCATCGAACCGATCCTTGGTGCAATCTGTGATGAACTGCGCCGGAAGTTCCTGACCAAAACGGGTCGGACGCAGGGGCAAACCATTATGTACTTCCAGGATCACTTTAAACTGGTGCCTGTTAATAATATCGCAGACATCGCGGACAAGTTCACCCGCAATGAGATTCTCAGTGCGAATGAAATCCGCAGTATTATCGGCATTAAGCCCAGCGACGATCCCAAGGCGGACGAGCTGCGCAACAGTAATATGCCGATTCAGGACCGAGATCCGGCAGCCGGTGAACAACCGGAAGAGCCCGTGGATCCAGAAGAGCTCTCTGAAGCCCGGGAGATCCTGCTCGAGGCCGGCCTGACAGAAGACGATTTGAAAGATCTGAGTGATCAGGAAATCGTGGAACTCGCCGAAAGATACAAGAACGGCGACCTGGAAGAAGAGGAGGAAGCTGTGACAGAAACGCAGCCTCGTCAGGAAGATACCGGTTAATCCATAGCCGGTGAATAATATTCCAAAACGGTGCGACTCGTATGAGCCGCGCTTTTTTATATGGAGGAAATCAAAATGGCGGATAACAGACCTTATGACATTTCCGGCTGGGCGACTATGGCGAACGTACGCTGCAGCGATGGCCGGACCATCCGCCCGAATGCTTTTATCGACAATGACGGTGAAGAAGTCCCGATGGTTTACCAGCACTGCCACACTGATCCGACTAATATTCTTGGTCATGCGCTGCTGGAGAATCGTGACAAGGGTGTCTACTGTTATTGCTGGTTTAACCAAAACGAAAAAGCGCAGGCGGCCAAAAACGCGGTGGCGAACGGCGATATCAAGCAGTTCTCCATTTACGCGAATCAGCTTGTGCAGAAGGGCAACGATGTGATCCACGGAATGATTCGCGAGGTCAGTCTTGTAATGACTGGCGCGAATAAGATGGCCCGCATCGAAAACCTGAATTTTGCGCACAGCGACGGAACTTACGACACGGATGACGAGGAAGCCGTGATTACCACAGAGGTACAGGACATTTGTCATTCAGAAGACGGTATGGAGGACGCAGATATGGGCGAGAACGAGAACTTTGATCTTCAGGCTGTGCTTGACACCATGGATGAAGATCAGCTCGCCGCTGTACAGGCGCTCTACGAACAGGGACAGATCGATGCCATGGCCGAGGCCGGCATTGACCCCAACGCGGAAGACGACGAAGAGTACGACGACGAAGCGGAAGACGACGAAGGCTACGACGACGAGGATCTTGATGAAGAAGATTCGGAAGATGACGAAGACTTCGAAGATGATGAAGACTATGACGACGAAGACCTCGAAGATGACGAGGACGACGAAGAAGATGATGAAGATTGGGATGGCGACGATGAGGTCGAGCATTCCGAATTTGGAGGTTATGGTTCCATGAAGAAGAATGTATTTGATGGCACTGTTGAAGAAGTTGGCGGCAATTCCCTTTCTCATGCCGAAATGGATACGATTTTCGCTGATGCGAAGCGCGGTGGCAGCCTGAAGGATGCGGTTCTGTCTCACAGCGCTGAATATGGTATTGACCAGATTGACTGGCTGTTCCCGGACTACAAAAACCAGAACGTCCCTCCCGAATTCATTAAGCGGGAAATGGACTGGGTGCAGAAGGTAATGGGTGCTGTGCATCATACTCCCTTCAGCAGAATTAAGTCCATGTTCGCTGATATTACCGAGGACGAAGCTCGAGCGAAGGGTTATATCAAGGGCCACCTGAAGAAGGAACAGGTCTTCACACTGCTGAAGCGGACGACTGACCCGCAGACCGTGTACAAGAAGCAGAAGCTGGACCGCGATGATGTTATTGATATCACCGACTTCGATGTCGTTGCCTGGATCAAGGGTGAGATGCGGATGATGCTGGATGAGGAACTGGCTCGCGCCTTCCTGATTGGTGATGGCCGTAGCACTGCCTCTGAGGATCATATCGAGGAGTCTCATGTTCGCAGTATCTGGAAGGATGATGATCTGTTTACTGTTAAGGTTCCTGTGACCCAGGTTCAGAATGAAGCCTTCGCGAAGACTATTATCAAGACTATCATCAAGAATCGGAAGCTCTATAAGGGCAGTGGTGATCCGATCTTCTTCACCACTGAAGATGTTCTGACCGAGATGCTGCTGCTTGAGGATGGCATTGGGCATTTCCTGTATCCGACAAAGGCTGCTCTGGCGACTACGCTGCGTGTGCGTGATATCATTACTGTTCCGGTTATGGAGCAGGCTGGCACTCGTACGGATACAACCGGCAATAGTCCTGTTGTTTGGGATCTGATCGGTATTATGGTCAACCTGAATGACTACAATGTTGGCGCTGATAAGGGCGGCAGCATCAACATGTTCGATGACTTCGACATCGACTACAACCAGCAGAAGTACCTGATCGAAACCCGGATTTCCGGCGCTCTCGTGAAGCCGTTCTCTGCTCTGGCAATCGAAGTGCTGCATGCCAGCAATCCGCTGACTATCACCGGTTCCCTGCCCTCCAAGCCTTGGCAGAAGGCTCCCAATGGAAACTATCAGGATCCCATTCCTGAAGACCCCGACGATGAAGGCGGAGAAGGGAATTCCTAATTGAGGTGACTGCAGATGGCCAGATTCAGCGGTAAAGTCGGATTTTTGACGACTATGGAAACAGATCCTGAGAATAATCCTGGCGTATGGAAAGAAGTGCTCGTCGAAAAGACATACTACGGTGATGTGCTTAGCCATTCCAGGCGCTGGGATCAAAATGGAAATTTCAACGATAATCTGGCAATCAGCAACCGAATCAGTATTGTCGCCGATGCATTTGCAAAGCAGAATCTTGGCGCAATGAGATGCGTGAGATATCTCGGGGATACATGGAAGATCACAAGTGCGGAAATCCAGTATCCCCGGATTATTCTCACTTTGGGAGGGCAGTATCATGAGCCAGAGGAGAGTTGAACTTCATAAAATTCTGGAAAATGTTCTTGGAAGTAAGCATGTGTATTATCAGCCGCCAACAGGATTAAAAATGCAATATCCATGTATTGTTTATAATCTTGCTGATGCAGATGATATTCATGCAGATAACAAGATTTACAGAAGGCTTTATCGATATTCCCTCACCTATATCACAAAAGACCCTGATGATCCGAAGCGAGATTTGATTGATGATCTTCAGTATTGTTCTTTTGATCGTCCTTTTGTTTCTGATAACTTACACCACTTTGTGTATACGATTTACTACTAATTGGAGGAAAGATCTATGGCTAAAATTGTTTGGGACCAGACTGGATACCGTGAGATTGAAGCTGGTGTATCCAATGTCGTTCTGTTTGTCATGGAAAATGGTGCCTATGGTAATGGTGTAGCCTGGAACGGTGTTACTGCCATTAACGAGAATCCCAGCGGTGCCGAAATTACCGATCTGTATGCGGATAACATCAAGTATGCTTCTTTGCAGGCTGCTGAAAAGTATGGCCTTAGTATTGAAGCATTTACTTATCCGGATGAGTGGAATGAATGTGATGGCAGCTCTGAAGTTGCCTCCGGTGTATATGTAGGTCAGCAGCCCAGGAAAGCTTTTGGACTTTGCTGGCGTACCGAAATTGGTGATGATACCCATCCAGGTATGGATAAAGGTTACAAGCTGCATATCGCTTATAACTGTATCGCTTCTCCGTCTGGTCGCGGTTATACCACGATCAATGAGAATCCCGATGCGCTAAGCTTTAGCTGGGATGCCAATTCCAACCCGGTAAATGTTAGCGGTTATAAACCTACCAGTACGATTACAATTGACAGCACCAAGGTTGACTCTACTAAGCTGGGCACTTTGAAGGATCTTCTGTATGGTACTGCAAATGCAGAGTCCACCCTGCCTGATCCGGACACTGTTATTGGTACCATTTCGTAATTGGTTTAAGCAGCCTCTCTCTTGGTTTCTTGAGAGAGGCTTATCTTTTTTATTTGTAAAGGAGAACGATTATGCTTAAGAAATTGATTGAGTACACAGATTTTAATGGCGGAAAGCGCAGCGAAAACTTTTATTTCAGCCTTTCCGAAGCTGAACTGATGGACATGGAACTGGAGACGGTTGGCGGATTCCAGCAGATGCTGCAGCTTATTATTGATAAGCAGGACATTCCGAAGATTGTCAAGGCTTTCAAGAAGATTATCAGGGAAAGCTACGGCGAAAAGAGTGCTGATGGCCGTAGGTTCATTAAGAGTCCTGAACTGAGCGAGGCATTTACTCAGACGAACGCCTATAACAAACTTTATATGGAACTGATCACAGATGCAAAAGCCGCTGCTGAATTCCTGAACGCAATTGTTCCCGAGAATATTGCTCAGCGTGCTGCTGCTGTACGTGAGGAAGAAGAAAAGGCAGAACAGGCTGCTAAAGCCGAAGTAGAACAGAATATTCATCTTCTCGACTCCACTCGGGAAGCATAAATAGGAGGAGATTGGGAATGCTTCATATTAAGGTCCCAGCCAGGGAATTCTATGACGAATCGTCAGCTACGTTTATTAATCGCCCGGAGGTTGAACTTGAACTGGAGCATTCCCTTATCTCTTTAAGTCGTTGGGAATCAAAATGGAAAAAACCTTTCCTCGGCGAGTCCGAAAGATCCATTCCAGAGATGCAGGATTATATCCGGTGTATGACGATTAATCAAAAAGCAATACCGGAAGAAGTATTCGGAATGCTTGACATTAGTATCATCAATGAGGTGCAGAAATATATTGATGATCCACAAACAGCTACGACGATTACAACTCTGGAGCAGCCGAGGAGGTATCGAAATCAGAAGATAACAAGTGAATTGTTATACTCCTGGATGATTATGAATGATATCCCATTTCAGTGCGAGAAATGGCATTTGAATAGATTGCTCATGCTTATTCGTGTATGCGGCATTCAGAATGCGCCTACAAAGAAAATGATGAGCAAGCATGACATATTCGCTCAGAACAGAGCATTAAACGCCAAACGAAGAAAAGCTTTACATTCGAGGGGATAATGTCATGAAAGTTAATTTTACACATTACGGAAATTTTAATCGGTTTGAAACTTTCCTGAAGAAGGTTGTTCGCATTAAACCGGTTATCCGATTAATACTTGATAAATATGGCCGAAAAGGTGTTGACGCCTTAAAAGAAGCAACACCAAAAGACAGCGGTAAGACTGCCGATAGCTGGACTTATGAAATCGAAGAAGAAAACGGAGCTTTAAAAATTGTCTGGCGAAACAGCAATGTTAATGACGGTCGTGTGATTGCATTGCTTTTGCAGTATGGACATGGGACTGGGACTGGCGGATATGTTCAGGGCACCGATTATATTAATCCCGCAATAGCAGAGATATTCGGACAAATGGCGGATGAAGCATGGAAGGAGGTTACTTCGTTATGAGCGAGACTGTTGATACTCGGATAGTCGAGGCAAAATTTGACGCTACTGATTTTGAAAAAGGCGTTAATAAAACAATTAAAAAGCTGGACGAGCTTGAGTCAAAGCTCAAAATGAAGGACTCCGGGAAATCTGTTACTGAATTTGCGGAAGATGCAAATAAAAGTCTTGAGAAAACGAACAGTGCGCTTGAAAAGCTCGGTCAACGGTTTACAACGTTTGCCGGAATGATCAAGCAGAATATTCTCAGCGGGCTTGCCCAGCAGGTTTCTGATGTATTTTTTAAGATTGAAAGTGGAATTACAAATCTTACACGTTCATTGACATCGGGACAGGTTAGTGCTGGCATGAATAAATACACCGAAATTTTAACTGCTGTTCGAACGATGACCGCATCCGGTGTTGATGAAAGTGCTGCATATGAAGCAGTTAAGCGTCTTGGTGAATATTCTGATCAAACCAGTTATAGTTTAAGTCAGATGACCAGTGGAATGTCCAAACTTGTAGCTGCTGGTGCCAAACTTGGAGACGCCGAAAAAATGATGGAAGGCCTGGCAAATATGTCAGCCTCTGCAGGTGTTAATATTTATGATGCACAGCGTGCATTTTTGAATTTTTCACAGGCATACAGCAGCGGCAGTATGCGGATTCAGGACTGGATGAGTCTTGAAAGTCTTAACATGGCAACCAAAGAAGTCATGCAGGTATTTATGCAGGCTGGTGAAATGACCGGGCGTTTGACAAAAGACGCAAAAGGTGTTTACAAGACTTCAAACAAGCAGAATAAGAAAGTCAAGGCTGGAAAACAGGTTGCCACAGCAGGATTCAGGGATACTTTAAGCACTGGCTGGTTGGACCAGGAAACCATGAAGACTGCCACTGCAATGCTTTCTTACTTTGAAGATCTTGGCATAAGTTTGAATGATCTTACCAGTGAACAGCTTGAACAGTTTGCGACAAAAGCATTTCAGGCTGCTAAGGAAGCAAGAAGTTTTGCCGATGTAATGGGAACACTTAAAGACGTTATTTCCACTGGCTGGGCAAATACTTTTGAAAAGATATTTGGAACGCTTAGCAAAGCTACTGAATTTTTTACATGGCTTAGCGAGAGCAATATTGCAGAAGCTATCTATTCTATTGGAGAATTTAGAAATGCTGTATTAGACACCTGGAATTTTATTGGAGATTCAGATTTAAGCGGGAGCGGAAATGGATCTGATCGTTTTATTCAGTCAATTAAAAATATTGATGATGCAATCGGTTCATTAGTAAATTCTTTTCAAAAATTAATGCCAACAACTACGCGAACAGGTATGCAGTTGTGGTTGTGGACATATAGATTCCAAGAATTTACACAGAAAGTTAAAGATTGGTTTAATGAAACGGTTGAAGTAATAAATGATGATGGTAAAACGATAAGAAAATCGAGATCTGATAAAATAGCAGAGACATTTAAAGTAATAAGTGAAGCTTTGCTGGTTGCATCTGATATTATAAGTACTGCATGGGACGTTTTAGCCTCTGTTTTTGAAGCTTTTGAACCGACTTTTGATGCTATAACAAGTGTTTTAAGTAATTTTGCAGATTCAGTATCTGATATGCGAAAAAATACAACGGTATTTGATGATGTGCGAAAGTCAGTAAAGAATTTACTTATTGTTGCACAGCCATTATTGGATGTTTTACCAGATATATTAGATATCGCTGGTAAAATCGGCGCTTTTATGCTTAGCATGGCCGTTGATACATTTTCCATGAATATTCAATTGTTTGCAGATGCACTTGGTTTTATTATTGAACTTTTTGGTGGTAAATCTGCACAACAGATGGAGGATGGCGTTGGCGTTCTCGATCGCATCAAAATAGATATTAAAACAATTGGTGAAGCTGCATCAAATGCTATTGATGCTGTTAAGGAATTCTTTTCAAATCTTCTTTCAGATCTACGTGCACTTTTGGGTTTGAGCGAGCAGACAGAAGGACAAGAAGGCGGATTCTTTGACAATATTAAGAATTTCTTTGAAACTAATCAGTTCGTAGCAGATGTTAAAGCATGGGTAGATAAAGCTATTATTGACATTGGAGATTTTATTAAGAGTGTTCCTGGGCGAATCAAACAAATCGGAATAAATATTGGTGATTTTATTCATGGTTTGCTCTATAAAAAAGAAAAGACTAGTGTTGGAACTGATAAAAATGGCGCTACAATTTTTAAAGAAGTTGAAGTAGCAACACCATTAAAAGAATGGATAGATAACCAGGTAAAACGAATTGTTAGTTTCGTTGGTAGCATCCCAAGGCGCATCAAGAGCATTGGTAATATTATTTCAACATTCTGGCATAGTTTGTTTTATAGAAAGCAAAAGATTGCTGTAGATGTTGACGATAATGGCAATAAGATTTTTAAAGAAGTTGAAGTTGCTACTCCTTTAAAGAATTGGATTGATAATCAGGTTAAAAGAGTGCTTTCTTTTGTTGGAAGTATTCCGCGCAGGATTAAGAAAGCAGGAAACATTATTTCAACATTTTGGAGTAATTTGTTTTACAGAAATGGAACAGTAGCAGATGTTGATGAAAAGGGTAATAAAATATTTAAAAAGATAAAGATTGCAACGCCTTTGAAACAGTGGTTGGATCAGGCATTGATAGATGTAGTAAAATTTATAAAAAATATGCCAAAGAATATTAAGAATGGAATTAATGCTGCCGGCGGACTTATTCGTACATTTGTAAACGGAATATTTGGAAAAGAAGACGGATCTGATGTAACCGGTGCCGATATTATTGCTGCACTAAAGAAGCCGTTCGAAAACATATCTGTCAAAGATGTTATTGATGAAATCGTAAGCATTGGTGACACCTTACTGAATAATATCATCAGTATTTTTACCGTAACAGATGACGTTGAAACAAATTCCACTGCTTTTGCAAATGCAGTTTCCAATGGTATTGAATGGATTAAGACAAAAGCCAGTAATGCCTGGGCAAGTGTTAAGGATTGGTTTATTCATCTTCCAGAAACAATCGCCGGATGGTTCAGTGGAGAACGTACTGCTGAACAAA